CAGATCGGCGATCCATGTCCAGCCAATCTGGAAATGAGCATAATGACCCTCGTTCAGCGGCACTCCCGCCAGGATTATCTTCCTGTATCCGAGGCGAAGGGCAATCTTCACCCCGAGCAGGGCCGATGATCCGGAATAATGATGGTGGTTGCGGGGGTCTTTAGGTCCGAACTTTGGCGGCCGGCAATCCTTTGGACACACTGGAGCGGTCAATTCGGGGAACACATGATCGACGCCGGGATGTGGATTATTGGAAAATGTTTCAAAATCAATATTCAATCCATTTGATTTCCTACGTTTTCTTATCGCGTCAAAATCGTTTTCATGACTTGCATGGTATGCAAGATGCCGGATATTCAAAGTCGCCGGGGATCCGGAACCGATCAACATAAAATCGAACCTCGCATGATCCGGGATGGCCGAGAGATCAATAAGGACGCATGGCGCTGACCCAATTATGATCAGTTTATCCATTCAGCCACTCCTCCGTGGGCGCGCCGAGCAGTTCCCTCGTCCAGCCGGACATCGAGCGCACCCGGTCATCCAGGTATTTCTTCTTTTCCTCCCATCCGGGGCGGAAGGATTCATAATTGCTATTTTTGATGTTCGTCCCGGTCATGGGACATCCGCAAAGGACGATCCGGCGATAGCCAAGTTTAAGGGCGGCCTGGGCACCGAGCAGGGCCGATGATCCGGAGCGTTCTCCGGGGAGCAGCGGCTCGAGGAGGTCAACCCCCTCCTTCCATTCGTGTGAAATCACGATATAGTCCGTGTTCCCGCCGATGGACTCGCGCCGCGCCTTGATCTCCGGGATCTCCGCCGGATGGTAGGTCGCCATATATTTTATCCGCCATGGATATTTGTCCACGGCATCCAGGCCGATCGCCATGAAGTCCGCCGTTGGGATAATAAGGACATGATGCGGCATCACATCCCTATCCAGGGCGGTCAGATCATCGAGCACACAGGGCGCGGCGCCGGTTATGATAAGAATGCTCTTCACTGGCTGTATGGATCTCCGATCGTTGTCCAATACGTTACGAGGAACGTGGCCGATGCGCCGACCGTGAGCGATCCGTCTTCCGGGTAGGAGTCCGTCCCGCCGCCCTGATAGACGATTGATTCCAAATAAGGATCCAAATAGGTTGCGGGCGATGCCGGACTTGTCACTAACCGCCGGCGGTCCCATGTCGGCGAGGTGAAGCATTTGATCAGGTCGCCCAGGATGCGTTCGGAAATGACCGAGGGTTCGCTTGACGCGAACGCCGCAAGCCCTTCGATTTTAACCGGCATCCGGTGGCGGGACTGGCCGGGCATGTTTTCAGCCGTCTCCACTTGCGGCCAGACAACCAGGCAGGGAAGATCGTCCGGATCCACCTTCGGGTGCGCCCGGAAGATGGTCGCGCCGATGTCCGTCGCGTAGTCCTGCGGGGAGCCGGTCGTGGCGATCTCCGCGGCCCGCGCGATAAGATCCTGAATGATCAATTCCCGGATGGTGTTCATGATCTTAATATCCCTGTAAAATTCTATCGACTTCATGCGCCATGTTCTTTTCAAGACGCTCTCCCGCCGATTTGGTCAGCATATCAATAATTCCCGGATCGCCGAGATAATCCTGGATGCGCGGTCCATAGAGCGCCTTCACGGGAAATCGATAGAACAACGGCAAATTCGCATAATAACCCCGATTTTTGACCGGCTGCTTTTGTGGGTTGTGATATACGCGCCAATAGACCTGTTCGCCTTGCTTGTATCCAAGGGTCGCAAAAAAGGCGCCCCTGATGACGGCGCGGGGATTCTTTTTCAGTACCTTGACGGAGACGCCGGTTTTTGTCTGCTGCGCCCCGAACTCCTTGAGGCGGATAAACATACCCGTGGAAGAGACAACGCCATAGGAGTTTTTGGTGGAACCAGCGGAATCTCTAAAACTTGCCTTGCTGATTTTCCAAGTATTCCTGATCGCCGATGCGGTGAGGGCGTACTGATCCGTCAGAATCTTTACGCCATCCGTGCGGACGCCGACCATAGTCGTATTGATGCACCGCTGCTGCGCTTTAGATACCTCTTCTCCGTTCAGTTTCGACAGCAGTTCCCGGACTGAGGCGAGTTCTTTGGGGTCAATTTTGATCATGACGGTATTCATGTCACCACCGCCTTGACCGTGAGGCCGTCGTCCTCGAGGATTGCCTGGACCGTGTAGGTCGTATCGTCCGCCGGGATATCGAGGGTGAAGGTCTCGCCACGGTTCGGCTCCCTGCCGAGAACTGAAAGAAGCGCCTCGATTGTCGTCCCCTGTTGCCAGACCTGAACCTCGGCGCCGGACGGCTGGAGCATCACATTAAAGTCGATGAAAACCTTGCAGGGGATCGGATCTCCACCGGCAGGCGTGAAAATGGCATCCTCCCCCGCGGCGTCGAAGATTCCGGGAAGGGCGGCGGCGAATACGGCGCGGAGTCCCATGGTCAACCCTCGTAAATCTGAAGGCCCTGCCCATCAATGATAATTCCGCCCGAATCATCCCGGATCGGCGTGGCGGCGGCGTCCACCGCCTCCGCCGGGGTCAGGATGATTTCCGTCAGGGCCGGAATAATGAGGACAGGGTCGTCTTTCATTCGTTACTCGTTATGATCACGCTGTAGGTCTTGTCCGAATCGAGGCCGGTTGGCGTGAATTTTATCGACTCGATAAACACCCAGTCCAACCGGAACGCCGCCGCATTGTTCAATGCCGTCAGGTCGATCGGGCTCCCGGAGACGGCCACATACTCGGTCGCGCCGGGGGTTTTGTATTCGACGGCCAGCGTCCCCACGGAAGGTTGTTCGGAGACCTCCACCTGGATCTGATGGTGGGGCAGGTATTCGAACCCTTTGTTTCCGAGCGTTTGCGCGCCGTCCGCCTGGGCCTTCAGCAATGCTTTCATGGTATGGTTTTTATACATTGGCGCCTCCCGCATCCGGGGACATAATGCATCATCGTGTCCCCGTGGTGGGCAATGGGGACACGATGCGGCATCATGTCCCCATTGCCGTCAGTTTACGCAGCCGCCCTGTAAACGACATATTGGATGATGTCGCCGGTGACGAAATTCGCGGAACCCGTAAACGTGATCGACGTACCCGTCACGATGACCGCCTTGGTGATGTACTTGACCGTCGCTCCGTTGACGGCCATTGACGCCACGACGATATCCGTATCCAGGATACCCGACATGCCCGCAGTGACCGCGATGGTTGCTTGCGCTGAAGGAGAAGCAGGAAGAGCAGCCGTTTTCCCGGCATACTTCACCACATGGCTCGGGGTGATGCCCGTGGCCAGTTTTGCCAATGTGACGGCTGCGGTATTGATCTTCGCCGTCTCAACAGCCAGGGCGCCGATTTTATCCGCCGTTACCGCGCCCGATCCGATATCGCCGGCGGTAACCGCCCCGACTCCCGGCTGGACGTGCATCACCATGACGTTGATGGTGGATAAGGCCAACGGCGATGCCGCGATCGCTTCAAGGGCAAAGCCGAAAAAGATCCCTGCGGCGTTTTTGTCGAGATTGTCCGGTGTCAGGGCGGTGTCCCAATAGAGGGCGTCGCCAACCGTGACAGCCGAGGCGCCTGACCCGTCGTAAGGATATACGGGCAGATCATAGACCGCCGGGCCGCAATCAAGAACTGCGTATCCAGCGGCATCCCGGTCCGTCTGCGCGACCCCGTGAAGATAGGAGCCGACTACGGCGCCCATGCCGGACACTGTCCCGGCGATCACGGGGAGATTGAGAAGTTTCCCATCCTGAATTTTGTTCTTAGCCATTGCTATTTCCTCCTCTTTTCTATCGGGGCGGGATCGGTCCCACCCCGTTGGTTTATGTTATGTCAGCCGCTTCTTAGTCGCCCTCGTTGCGGTACATGGCCCGGTAGTCCGTCGCGTATGCGCCGGCGTCGATGGAAACGACATACTCCATTCCCTCGATCGTGAATCCCGGTTGCCGCATCTCCATCAGGGGGGCCTGAATGCCGTTCAGGAACACGACTTTCACGGTCCTGCCCTTCGGGCCCATGAGATACCAGGCGGCGGCATCGTCGTCGTCGAGCCTGGGCTCATAGACGCGGGTGAAATAGGTTCCGCTGTATGGGTTTGCGCGGGTTGTCGAAATGGCATCAATCGCAACTGTCGCCGCATAATCCGCGAACTTGTCCGACTTGAAGAAGACCTCAGCCACTCCCTGGAGGGCCTTCGGGGCCAGGAAAAAGACGGGGCTGATGTTCAGGCGCCGCAATCCCTTGATGTCCTTCTGGACGCCCATCGCCCGGATCCCTTCTGCGAGGTTTGTGATCCCCGGGGCCGCCATGAAACCGGAGACGGCATCATTCTCATGATACGTTCCGCTGAAGATCGGATGACCGTCGCCCATGTTTCCATTGGCGATGATGACCGCGTATGCCACGTCCGCGATCTTACGGCCCGCCGCCTCCGCGCGCTTGGCCGGCATTGCGGTGAGCGCGCCCAGATCGTCGTTGATGATCATGACGCGGGTGATTGCGAACTTCTTGGCGTAGGTGACTGCATGATAGGTCTCGGGAATCTTCTCGGTGAAACTCCCGATCTTGATCTCGCCCGAATTGGGAACCTCTTCGAGATCGTCATGCTCGGAGAGCGCGTTGTCGTAGTAGGTCTTGAAATCGCTGACGCTGCCGACTCCGCACCACGTCTGCCAGGTTTCGGATACCGCATCCCAGGCCAACTGCATCGACTTTGTGGCGAGGTTCGCCAGGATGTACGGGAAGTCACTGGAGGTGAGAGCCCGTCCGACCATCTCTTTGGTCTGGCCGTGATGAGTGATTCCGGCGATCCGCAGGCATTCGCGGGCCATTTCGACCAGCGTGTAACCGCGGAGATCCTGGGCGCCGGGGGCGGGCGTTTTGACTTCCATCCCGGCCCGGAGGATCAGGGCATCGTTCGCGGCTGCGCGGAACTTTTCTTTCTCATCCGCGCCCATCCGGATCCCGGAGAAGGCGGGGGTCGTCTCTTTGGCCTTCGCCTGTAGTTTGTCCAGCACTGCCCGTTGGGCGTCGGCGAGGGTCGGGACCTTGTCGTCTTTTCCGACGATCAGGTCGCGCGCCAGATCCTGGCACTCATATCGGGTGAGCAGGGCGTCGATCTCGCGGATGCGTTCGCGCTCCTTGCCGGTCGCCTCGGCGCGGATCTTGTCCAGATCCGGGGACGCGGTAGCCGCTGCCGGCACTGCCGGAACGGCGGGTTTTGGGGGTTCGGCCCTCTCCAGGAAGGCCTGAGCCTCCTCCTCGGTCGCCGTCACCGGCAAACCGTTTCTTTCAAGAAATTTTCTGATTTTCGGATCCATCGTTATTTCCTCCTTGTGATTGTCTTGAAATTCGCCTCTCGCCTGGGCGCGTTCATCTGCGCCGAAAATCACCAGGCCGAGGGCTTTTGGTTTCCATTTTTTTGTGACCAGTAAAGGTCCGGTGTAGGTTTTTCCGTTCACCGTCGCTGTCTGGTTTTCCGCGATATAGACCGATTCACGATCAACCGCCGAATATACAATCGAAAATCGTTTTAAGTGCTTTTCCTTCACTTTGATCCAGTAGGGTTCGGCATCCGATGCTTCCGAGAAATAGACGCGGCCGACCAGTTCATCTCCCTCGATCTTCATGTCGCGATATGAACCGATGACTGCCGATGCCGAGTTTTCGTGTTGGATCGTCAAGGGGATGCTGCCATCGGCGGGAATTTCGCACCCGGACATCAAGATAACTTCATTGACGACCTCATACCGTTCCGGATCGTAAACCAATGCCGGCGTTTCCGTTGCCCCGACAACCTCGACTGAGCGCGTTGCCATATCAATCGTCGAAGGCCGCATGGATTCGGGCAACTGAAGGCGCTCAACCATCCCATCAATCCGGCGATCGGATTTCGCCACGGATTTTTTGTCGATTTTGTCAGGCATTTCAACCTCCCCCGGTATCGGATGCTAATATGGCGGCGGGATTTGTTTTTACAGTTGTTCCGGCAACATCAAAGACAAGCCCCATCTCTTTCGCCATATCCTGCGCGGCCTTGATTTCATTGTAGATAGTCTCAAGATCCCGTCCGCGCTCGCGTGCGACCTCCTGGGGCGACTTCAGGCCATAACTGATCGCCTCGATCTGGCTCTTTGCTTCGCGCAGCGGATCTACTGCATCCATTCCCGGAGGTTGCCACCAGCATTCCAGGTATCGGCGGGAATTCTGCCAGTACCCGGGGAGTGTGAGTTTGCCCGTCAGGACGGCCATGTCGATCGCGGTCTTGACTGCCGGCATGCAGAACTGGCGGATATGCCGGACGCTGATGGGCCGCAACTGCTGGGAAAAATCATTCCGGACAATCCGGGCCGTGGAGAAATTCAGGCCCTGGTAGTCTCCGGAAATCAATTCATACGGGGCGCCCGTCGTGATCGAGAGCATGGTCAGGATCAGGCGGACAAACGAGGAAAAGGTCACGCCGGGGCGGTTCGAGCTGACCAGGTCGATCTTCTCGCCGGGGCGCAGATATTCGATAATGCCGTTTTCGAGTTCCTCGATCTTTTTTATGGATCCGTCATCCTCATAGGTTAACGTCGAAATGGCCTGCTGTACGGCGTTGGGATTTTCCCGTGTTACCATGGCCACCCACTTGGCGGCCATCTTGGCGCCGTCGATCTCGGATTCCATATAGTCGGCGAGGCTCTGGGAAAGCAGGACGCCCGGCGCAAACGGGGAGATGCCCCGGAGTTGCTGCGGACGCAGCGAATCGAATCCGTGCATGACCTGGTCGGCGGGGACATAGACGTCCTTTCCGCCATAATGGGGATCCATGAACCAGTATCCGGTGACGCGGCCGGTCTGCTTTTCATACTCGATGCCCTGGCGGATTTCCTTTTCACCCGGTGCGGCTGCCATACCGATGCCGCCCGCTCCATAACTGTCATGCGTCCCGGTCAGCCAGTCCGCCTCATAGAGTTGGAGCGCGAAGGGGAGAAACCGGTTTCCGTCCTTCGGATAGTTCTTCACGACGATGAATTCGCCGGCCTCAAGGTCCTGGCGTTTGGTCAGGCGCATTTGCTCGAAGAAATGTTGCTTGCCGGAGGCGTCGGCCTCATCCATCCACCAGTTGACGGCGTCCTCGATCTGCTGAGCGCGCTTTGGATCGGGTTTGCCGGAAGGATTCGCTGCCCTGCTCTGAAAAATGATCCCGGTTCCGATCGAGTAGTCAACCATGATGTTCGCCGCCCGGGCCAGGTACGGGAAATCGCGGATCAACTGGCGGACTCGGGAGCGGACCATGGGGGAAGAGGCCCCGATGATGTCATTGACGTTCGTATTGGCGAGCGACCAGGCGCCGGTCATCCGGTTGGTCTTGGCGGCGGCGTACATCTCGGCGCGCTGCATCGGTGACAAGCCGATCAGGTAGCGGTGGCGGGCCAGTGCGGATCGGTGAGAGGCGAGGTCGGCGAGTTTCTCCACAACAACGGCGACAAAGTTTTCCGCTTTTGTCATCCTCATTGTCCGCGACCTCCCTGTCTGGCATAGGTTCGCGGCGCATAGGTGCCGGCGGCCATGCCGACCTCCGTCGCGATCTCTGTCCGGAGGGCCTGGAGTTCGGGAAGTTTAACCGCGGTGTATTGGATGGTCTTGTCGCCCATGGTCAGGCTGACGGTGCGGGTCCCGGCGATGATTGCCCGGATTGCCGCGTCGATGTTCGCCAGATCGGTTGCTGTGTAGGCCATGCTTGCCTCGTTCTTTTATCCGGGGACATGATGATGCGTCGTGTCCCCGGTACTGCAAAGGCCGCATTGCGCCGGCCGGTTTTTCAAGGGCGCGCCGCCCCGGAGGGAATCAAAGACGGCGCGCCGAGAAGAAGGTGCTCATGTGGGGGCAGTATAAGGGGTGGGTTTTGGGCGAAATGGAACTTTAGGCCATTTTTTATGGAACTTTAGGCCATTTTTTATGGAACTTTAGGCCATTTTTTATGGATCTTTATGGTTGACAGGGTTTTTTAGGTTGGGTTTTGCAGGCAAAATAAAGGCCGAAGATCATAAGGCGACGCGGTACGTCTCCATATCGCCGCCCTCATGGCCGACCTTGCAGGCGTCGCAATAAACGCGCAGGACATGCAAACCCGGATTGAACAGCCTCTTCTCGAATTCCGCTCCGCATTCGGGGCATTTGTAGGCCGCGGGCAGCGTCAGGTTGTCGCCGGCTAATAGACGGATGAAGGCGACCGGATCGCACATGCGCAGATCGATTTCCTCGGGATGGGCAATAATGAAAGCCCGCACCCATTCCGGGGAGAAATACCAGATGTCGCCGCCCTGTTTGCCAGCCTTGCGCAGTGTTCCGCGGCGCATTCCCTTGAGCCACCCCTTTTCAATCCAGCGGGTGATGATATGGTGCTGTTCCAAACCGCCCCAGAGAAAGTTCTGCAGGCCGCGCATGGTGAAGCCGTCGCCGTCCGAGGAGAGCAGACCAAGCCGCCGGATTTTCAGTTTGATCGCCGTGGTGGAGCGCGGGAACATGCCGTTATTGATCATGCCGCGGCGAAGCGCCTTGAGGCCCATCTTCGGATAATGCTCACTGACATAGTTTTCCTCGGCGGCCGTCCAATCCGGCTCCTTGACATGCGCCAATCCCATTTCGCGGGCAATGCGGCCAATATACCAGCGGGGATATTTTCCCCGACCGATCAGCCGAATAATCTTAGAGAGGCGGAATGACGATCCGTCATAGATATCGCGGATGATTTTCAGTTCCTCTTCCGTTGGGAAATACTTCGTTTTCATGTTCCTATCTTTTCTTCTTCTTTTTCAGCGCCTGACCGACGGTCACTTCCCCGGAGATATAGATTTTCAACCATTTTGCGATAGCCTCCCGATCGCTTGCCCAAATGCCGCCCAGTTTTCGGGCGGGGAATCCGGATTCGCGGATCATCTGCAGCACCGTCACCTCCGATGATGGCAGATTGATCGCCCTGCAATGTTCCTGAATGGCCTTCATCCCTGACAATGCTGTTTCTTCCATTTACCACCACCTCCGTGATTCTTTTTTTTCTTTCTTTTCTTTTGGGGCGGGCGGATTCATCGCCGCCTCCCTCTGTTTTCTCAAGTGTTCGGCCAGCAGGCGCAGACCGCCGCCCGGGAACTCCATCTCGACGCAGGCGGCCGCCAGGATCTCCGCATCGAGTAGGTGATTCGGCCGGCTGTGGACGTTCACCCAGGTTTCGCGGCCCTTTTCGTCCTGCTGTTTCTCTTCGGCAAGGATCTGGTGGACGTAGTCGGTCCCGGTCGCGGCATGGAGAAAAGCGCAGCCTGGGAGGCCGCGGGTATCGTCCTTGGCGGCGAGGGATAGGCGATAGTGGTACTGATCCTTCGCTTTTTCGGTATCCACCGAGAGGATCCGCAGGGCCTCCGGGAGCTTTTTGCCGGACGGCGTCGAGACGATCCCGCTCCCCGGACTCAACATGCCCGGCATGGCGGAGCTCGCGCCCTTGGTGCCCCAGAGGGCGCAGCCGCCGCGGCCGCGATTCTTGATCAGCCAGAAGTAGGTCTCCTCGGTCATCGTCATGTCGTCGAATTTGCGGGTGCCGCCGGTATCCACGCAGGCGCGGAATATTCGCAACGATCGTTCCGGTTCGCCGTCCACCGGATAGGCGCTCTCGTAGAGCAGTTTTTCAACGTCTTCCCAGGTGGCCAGGAAGCCGTAATGGATCAGCCAACTCGTTAAGTCCGGCGACCAGGCCCGGATGACAAACCAGAAGCCGTGCATCTGGACGTCTATTCCGGCGGTGAGCGCGATCGCCGCCTGCGGGACGGTCTGGGCGACCAGTTCGCAGCGGGCGGCGAGGATCTGCTCGTCGTTTCTGGAGATGATGGTCAGTTTCCATGGCTCGGCGAGATGTTTATTGTGCCAGTCCTTGAATTTGTTCATATCGCTGCGCCCGCGCAGGAACGCCGCCGCGGGGGAAGAAAGAGACACGAATGGCGAGAGCCAGGACGGCAGATGGAAGCCAATCTTCACAGGGCGGTTGCGCTTGAGGTAGTCAGCGATATCGAGGGGGATGGGCGGCGTGGAATTGGGGACGGGTTCAGATTTAATGAAATCTGAACCCGTCCCCAATTCCCTCGTTCGTTCCCGCCACTTGCCATGCCGCACGGCGACGTCCCGGTCGTAATCGTTCCAGGGGGCCAGGCAGTGGGGGCATTCATACCAGGCGAGTTTTTCCGCCTCGATCATCTCCGGCTCCTCGGAATGGCATTTGCCGTCCGGTCCGGGTTCGGTTTTGTGCTGCCATTTGATCTGCGCGAAGATCATCTTCTGCAGGACGCCGCACGCCGGGCAGCTCACCCAGAAATCAAAGATCACCTGCGCCTCTTCGGTGAGCGCCCGCCAGATATTCCCATCCGATGTCGTGGGGGTGGAGATCTTCCACTTCTTGCAGTTGTGGCGATAGGTGATCGTCCGCGCCTCTCCGAGCGAGATCGGATCCGTCTCGCGCTTGCCGGCGGTCTCGGGATACTTGTCCACCTCATCGAAGACCAGGTAACGGATCGGCTTGTTGGCCAGGCGTGCGGCGGAACGCGCCCAGGCCATGTAAATCGGCATGTGCGTCAGGCTGATCCGGAGGAGGTTGCTGTCGTCATCCGAGCCGGTCATGTAGGAGCGCAGCCGCGGCGAGGACTTGATCATCGGCTGGATGCGGTCCTGATTGTTCTCGCGCGCGGTGAGCTCGTCCGGGTAGATGCAGAGGACCGGGCCGGGATCGCGGTCGATTGCATAGCCGATGCAATTCAGCACGGCCTCCGTGCCGCCGACCTGGGGGGCCTTGCAGAGGATGATCGTCCGGACCGACGGGAAAAACGAGGCGTCCATGATGCCGGCCAGGTAGGGCGTGACTTCGTTTTTCCATTTGCCCGGCAAGACCGACATGGTGACGACGCGGTATTTTTCGCACCATTGCGAGACCGGGATCTTCCGCCGCTTCCTGAATATTTTCCGCTCCGGGTCGGAGAAGCGCACCTCATGGCGAATCTCGCCAGGGATCGCCAGGAGCGACGGCGGCAGCCAGGGCGCGGTCCGGGGGATGTGGATGGTGGTCAGCATGGGGTTTCATATTCCTTTCTTAACCATTTCAATCGCGAGATAAGTTTATTCTTCTGAGATATCAATCTGTTTATTTTTTTATCGAAAACATTTATTGCTTCCGTAATCCTTTTTTCATCAAAACAATTCACAACGCGTGGTATGTGCCCCTTTTTCCAATTAGTTCTTCTTTTATCTAAAATTGTGCATTTCTTACATGTGCTTAAGTAGTAGCAACGTAACCCAATACTTATACGACTTTTGTGCATATTAAAGTTAATATCTCGTGGATACCAATTCAGACAACGTGCACATCTCTTTCTATTATGCCATCTTTCGATATTCTTTCGGTTACTCGCTTTTTTATTCCACCCTTTATCATTATTCTTCCCCCTCCTCTCCTTTTGATTCTTCTTCCGTTTCCGGCGTTTCGCCGGTTGCATCTTCCTCTGCGTCGATGATAACCTGGTAGGAAAGCGAGCTGGCGTAACTGTTGATGTGCTCATCCAGGTCGTGGTTCATCAGGACGATCAGGTCGCCGACCTTTTTCGTGTCGCCGCCGACCGTCCGGATCCACTCGGCGGAGCGCGACTGCACCCAATGCTTGAGTCCCGCGTCGAGCACCCCCGCCCGCCCGGCAAGTTCGATCTCCATGAATTCCTTCGGGATGTAGAGCCCCGCCTCCCGATCGTTGGCGAAGGTCAACTTCTTTTTGTTTTCCTCCAGGATGCTGATCTCCAGGTCGAGTTTCTTGCGCTGCTGCTCCTCCATCTTTTCCGAGATCTTCTTGCCGGTCGATTTCTGCTTGAGCCAGGTCCGGGCGTATTTATCAACGTCCCGGAGCACATATAACCCGTCGCGCCTGGGAGCGATCTTCCCCTCTTTCTGGTGGCGGTAAAGGCTGGTCTGCGTAACCTTCCAATCCAGCGCCTTCAAATAATCCAGGACGGCGGCGATGTTGCGGAGCGGCTTGTCCTCCTCCTCTATGGCGGCGGCATCGGAGATCCGGGCGGCGAACTTAGCAAGGGCGGCCTGGGCCGCCTCCCAATCGCGCAGGTTCGCGGCGGTCGGCGCGCTCTGGTATTCCTGGGCGCACTTCGCCGCCCCATTGTACAGCAGCACCCCCTGCCCCCGGATCGACGCGGGCTGCCCGTCAAGCAATTTTTCGAGGGTTTCCTTGTCCATTATTTATTCCTGGGGACAATGACCCAATCCCCATCGTCCTGTATTTGCTTAATTCCCGGAA